GGACATGCTATCCAGCACAAGATTATGGCAATTCATATTGCTGGTAGTGTTGGTCGAGGGTATGGATCTCCTTTGAATCGTGCCGATTTGGAAGAGGCACTTGCAAAGTTTGAAGCTACTGCTCAGATTCGCCTCGATTTGGATCCGATTTTGACTAGACCATCTTCCCAGATCGCTTTGCCTGAAGGGAATTTCGTGCGCGTGGGACAACCCATTTACAGCGTTCCCCGACCCCTCAAAACGAAGTTGCGCAAGAGTGCTGTCTTTGAACAAATTGTGAGATCAACCACTGCACCTAGCGTTCTTGCCAGTTTCTGGAAGGACGATCAACACGTCGATCCTCTCCTAAAAGGCTTAAAGAAAGCCGGATCTTTGCCACCTCCGGTAGATCTTGACTTGTTAGACGCGTGTGTGAACGATGTTTCTCGCTTGCTGTCTGACAAAAGCGACCCTGACCATCGACGTGTTCTCACGAATTTCGAGGCTGTGGCCGGAATTGAGTTGGACGATTTTGCTCCTGGCATTACGCGAACAACTTCCCCCGGTTTTCCTTTGGTGCGTGAAGGTAAAGGACCTGGAAAAGGCAAGCAAAAATGGCTCGGTACTGATGATTATCTTTTGCCGCCCGATATCGAAGCGGAAATGGAACGCATTGAAAGAAATGCCGCTAGGGCTATTCGAACACCCACTATCTGGACCGATACCCTGAAAGATGAACGTCGTCCTCTCCAGAAGGTTGCAGATGCTAAGACGAGAGTTTTCTCTGCTGGACCCATGTGTTATACGCTGGTTTTTCGTAAATACTTTCTTGGCTTTGCTTCGCATTGCGCAAACAACCGCATTTACAACGAGATTGCGGTTGGTACAAATGTCTATTCAATGGATTGGCATTGTATCGCTGAACGCATGCAGAGCAAGGGTAAGAAAGTGATTGCTGGAGACTTCTCCAACTTTGATGGGACCCTTGTCAGTGAAATTCTATGGGCAATCCTTGATATCATCAATCATTTTTATGATGATGGTGGGGAGAATGCGCTCATTCGGGAGGTCCTCTGGTGTGAGATCGTCAACTCTGTACATGTTTTTGACAGTTCTGTCTATATCTGGACGCATTCCCAACCTTCTGGGTGTCCTCTGACGGCGATTATCAATTCAATTTACAATTCGCTGTCTATGCGGTACGTATGGATGTTGGTTGTTCCTCCAGCATTGAAAAACATGCAAGAATTCCAACGCAACGTCGCAATGATTGCATACGGCGATGACAACATTGTTAACATTTCTGATAAAGTCATTGATATTTTCAATCAAGTCACCATTGCCGCCGGTTATGCGAAATTTGGGATGACGTATACCGATGAAGCCAAAAGTGGAGAGCTTATTCCATTTCGGTCGCTCAGTGATATCAGCTTCCTCAAGCGAACGTTTCTTCGCGACCCAGCTGGAATGTACCGTGCCCCTCTTTCTCTGGAGACTGTGCTTGAGATGACGAACTGGATTCGAGGGGACATGGATGAAGAGGCCAAAACATGCGAAAACATGGAAACTGCAGC